GCCCCTGGCTCCGTAACCACATATTGATTCCCGTGCCAAACACCTCTGCGCTGATGATGTACGCTCCATCCTCCTCATCCAGAATCTTTGCCGTAGGCAGGCGATCCAGAATAGCGTCAACATCCGGGCCAGTATATCTGAACTGTACTTTTTGCAACTTGCCGCCGTACATGAATTGAATCCGCTTTCTGAATTCACCCTCTTCAAATCTGCTGCTGTATGGAATGTGGAATTTTTCATCTGTTATCCGCATTGACCGGATGCGGTCGATGCGATAGATGGTCGGGAAGGAATCGTTCAATACATTGAAATCTTTTTTGACCTCCTCATCATCGATGAAAGCGGTCAAATAAAAGTAGTACTCTGAAAACATAATAGCCGCTGGACGCAGTTTCCTGTGAACAACCGACTTGTCTTTCGTGCGAAAGTAGTCTATTTCGATGTATTTGCACTCATGGATCGCTGTGCCGATTTCCCACATCGTTTCGATGAACCGCATCTTATGCCTTGGCTCCACATAGTGGAATTCTTCATTCATGATAAGCTCTTTCACCAGTTTCTGATTGACCTTCGGAACGCAGCATGTGACGAGTTTATCGAGAAGCTCTACCATCTCGTCTTTGGTGAAAGCCCTGCTGTCAAGCAGGATTTTACAGAGAGCCAGAATCTCGCTGTTCTGAAGCCGCATCTGATAAATGGTTTCAAGCCTGTAGCCCTTTGCGACCCGATCATAGACGATTGTATTGATAACACCCGTTCTTTCGGAATCTTCATCCAGAAAATTGCGGATGCTGTCAATGTCACGCTGGATACTACGCTCGTTAACGCCATATCGCGCAGCTTCTTCTGACTTGTTCACAACATAGCCGTCAGTCAGTTTGGTGTATATCTGTAGAACCCGGCTGATCTGATCGCCCTTCACATCTTCTCTCATAAGCCACCTCCAATGCTATGGTTGCAGTATAGCACGCAACATAGACATATTATGTCACTCTTATTCACTTTTTTCTCCGAACGTGAAAAAATTCGATGGCGTCAAGGCATCTAACGCCCATGAGAGGGATAGGGACTGACCATGTATGGTAGGGTGACACATTACTCTTAAGTATATCATAAATACGGCGGTTTTCGCAATCCTAAAAGCAAGAAAAAGCGCCGTGCCACGAGGCCCGACGCCATTCTTAACCTTTGTTTTACACGTCCAGTTTCTCTCCACGTGGGAGAGAAACCAGAAGCAGTCTTTATGCCTCGATCTCCATCCCGCAGGTCAGGGTGAACGTGATCCGGTCCTTGGCGTGGACCGTCATGCTGTCAACCAGCGCAGCCCACTGGCCTACGTCGAATTCGGTGTAGAGCTCCGGCAGGCCATCGACGGTTTCGATGAATCGCTCCAGTTTCCTGCGCCGAACCATGATCTGGTTGATCCGGTCCGCTACCTCATCACGCCTGCGCTCGGTTTCTTCGTACCGGCTCACCAGCGCATCGTAGCGCTCCTTGTACTCGGTCTGGTTTTGAGCCACCCGTGCATTCTGGGCAATCAGGTCGTTGACCGCTTTGGCGTCGATGCCCAGCTGCTCGTCCAGAATCCGGCGCTCTTTCTCCATCGCCGTGGTGTCGCCCAGCCGATTCTTGATGGCCGTGAGCTCCGTGATGTAAAACTCCCGGTCCGTGCTCAGCTTGTTCACCAGCCGGATGAACGCGGCCTTCACCTCATCCTCGGTCATGTGCGGCGTCTTGCAGCGGGTCTTGTCTTTGAACTTGGAATTGCACTGCCAGATAACCCTGCGGTACTTGTCGTTGCTGTGCCAGACCTTTGAGCCGTACCACCCGCCGCAGCAACCGCAGCGAATCTTCCCGGAGAAGATGGTCGCTCCGCTGTGCTTGGGATCGCTGGCACGCTCTTTGAAAATGTCCTGCACCAGCTGGAACTGGTCAGGATCGATGATGGCCGGGTGGCTGTCCTCCACATAGTATTGCGGGACCGAGCCGTCATTCTTCACCGCCTTCTTTGTCAGGAAGTCCGGCGTGTAGGTTTTCTGGAGCAGAGCGCAGCCTTTGTACTTTTCGTTTTTCAGGATGCTGCGCACCGTGCCTTCGTACCACTTCTCCTGACCACCCGGCGTCGGAGCGCCTTCCTCCGTCAGCCGCTTGGCGATCGCCTTCGGTGAAAGGCCCGCGATGAACAGGCCGTAGATGCGCTCGACCACCTTAGCCTGATCCTTGTTAATCACCATCGTCCCATCCTCGCCTTTCTCGTAGCCGAGGAACCTGCCGTAGCAAAGGGAGAACTTCCCGTCCGAGAACTTCTTCCGCTGGCCCCATTTCACGTTCTCCGAAATGCTCCGGCTTTCTTCCTGCGAAAGGCTGCTTAAAATGGTCAGGAGCATTTCGCCTTTGGAGTCGAAGGTCCAGATTGACTCCTTTTCAAAATAGACCTCGGTGCCGTGCTCCTTCAGCTTCCGGATGGTTGTGAGGGAATCGACCGTGTTCCGCGCAAACCGGCTCACCGACTTTGTCAGGATCAAGTCGATGTCCCCGGCCAGCGCAGCCTCGACCATCGCATTGAAGCCTTCACGCTTGGCCATGCAGGTGCCCGTTACGCCTTCGTCGCTGTAGATTCCGGCAAACTCCCAATCGTCCCGGCCTCGGATGTATTTGGTGTAGTAATCCACCTGGGCCTCGTAGGAGCTCTGCTGTTCCTCATGGTCGGTGGAGACTCTGGCGTAAGCCGCCACCTTGCGTTTTGCCTTGCTGCCGATCGGAGCCGAGGTCTCCCGGTTAATCGTCGGCGGCAGGACCGTTACTGTTCTTGCCATGTACTTCCTCCCATTTTGCTCTGTTTGTCGCCAGCCGCTTGGCCTGCTTCTTCCATGAGATTTCCCGGAGCGCCTGCACCCGAGCGTAAAGCTCCGGGTCGATGATGGCCTCGTGGTCGTTCTCAATAACCTCGCCGTTGACCGTCCGCCGTCCGCTGTACCGTTCGTCGTCGAGCATCCGGGTGATGAATCGGTGTGAAACCTTCCCCCGGAAGCTGGCGTACCCAGCAGCCTCGACCTCTTTGCGGATATAGGTGATCTTCATCCCTTCCGCGTAAAGCCGGAAGACCATCCTAACCATCTCAGCTTCTTCCGGGATCACGATGTAACCGGCCTGCGTCCATGTGTAGCCGGGAAATGGCAGGTGCGCACCACGGCTGGCAATGTGGTCGGGCCGGAAAAGCATGATCGGCACTTCCTTCACCGCGCCGTCATAAAAATGGAATTCGAGCGCCTCACCCTCGGTGGTGACGATCTTGTCCACCCGCTCCGTAAAGGCTCGGTCGTCGAATTCCTCCATGCCCATCGCCTGCGCTGCGGCCTCCCGCAGCCGGTCACCCCGGATGCTGAGTGACGGGCAGAATGCCTTCTTGTGCTTGATCTTTCCAAAGCACACCCAGCTCTCCGTCAGGCCCTCGGTCCTGTTGGTCTTTGTCAGGCCCTTGGTGTAGTTGTAACCGCAGCGGCAGCAGATGATCTTGCCGGAGAAGCAGCTCGGCTTCACCATCCGATGCACGGTCGGATTGTATTCGCGGGCTTCCTGAATCTTATCCTGTACGGCCTGCCAGACCTCTCTGGAAACGATCGGCTCGTGGTTGTTCTCCACATAGTAGCGCGGCAGCTCACCCTCGTTGCGCTTGCTCTGGTGGTCGAGCGGATTCGGTGTGAAATACTTCTGCAGGATCACATCGCCCTTGTAGACCTCGTTCTGAAGCATGTAGGTGATGCCGACGTTGCTCATCCCCGGAAAGCCGTTCTCGTTGACCCATTTCTGAATCCGTCTGATTGGCACGTCATTCAGGAAATCGTCGAAGATGCGCCGGACCACAACGGCCTCGTCCTCCTGCACGATGAAGGTTTCACCGTTCCAGCGGTAACCGAAGGCCGCCGTGTGCCACTGTTCGCCGCGCTCGTATTTCTTCTGTATAGCCCATTTGATATTGGAGGAGATCGACTTGCTTTCTTCCTCCGCAAATCCCGCGAGGATGGAAAGCATGAGCTCTCCGTCAGCTGTGAGGGAGTCGATGTTTTCTTTCTCGAAGCGGACGCTGATCCCCAGCTCCTTCAGGTGCCGGACGATCTCCAACAGGTCGACCGTGTTGCGGGCAAAGCGGCTGATCGACTTCGTGAGCACGATGTCCACCCGGCCAGCCTCGCAGTCCGCGATCAAGCGCTGGAGCTCTGCGCGTTTTGCAGTTCCGGTGCCGGAGATGAAGCTGTCGGCGTAAACCCCGACATACTCCCATTCCGGATTGCTTTGAATCAGCTCGCTGTAGTAGCTGACCTGGGCTGAAAGGGAATGTGCCAGTTTCTCCGATTCGAGTGAAACGCGGGCATAAGCGGCGACCTTTTTCCGCTTCCTGAAGGTTGGCTTTGAGGCCTCAATCTTGCTGATTTTCAATGGTTCTCGCCTCCTTTCCAGCACCATTCATCACTCTAAACGGCCCACATAGCAAGTCATTTCTGGCCAGAAGTGTACCTGTTTTCGGAGAAAGTCTCTGGGCATATTCTGTACATAACTGACAATACTCATCCTCGAATATCAGCCCGTCACGGAGCATCTGTTTCAGGAAGTACATGAGGCCCTGGTATCGTCTTTCATTCTCAAACTCGGCCTCTGTCATTCGCATGCCGCACCTCCGAAACGATCCTGAATGTAACACTCGTGTGAGCAGTACTTTCGATTCCGGTTTCCGTAGGCAAAGAAAATGCTCCCGCAGGTTGGGCAGGTATATTCGTACATGGCCTTGCGCTTCACCTGAGCGAGGTGGCTGTTCCAGAAGCGATTTCTGCAAGTGTCATCACAGAACTTCTTTACCTTGCGGCCCGGTGTCTGGACGACCGGTTTCCCGCAATGCAGGCAAGGCTTCACCTCCGCCGTGTCCGGGATGGTGATATCGGGCATCTGATCGGCAGGGCCGGTCAGGTTGTTTCTGCGGCAGAAGCTCTTCACCGTGTTCCGGGACAGCTTCAGCTCATCTGCAATATCGTTCATGCTTCTACCGGCTTTCCGCAGGCGAGCGATCTCATTTTTCTCATTGATCGTCATAGGGTGAACTCCTTTCCATCGTTTGTTTGTTCACCCTCCTACGCCCAGAACTCGGGCCGTTTTACAGTGCCTCCGATCACTTTTTTTCCCCAGAACGCAGAAAAGGCCCGTGAGCACCTCCGAAGAGATACCCACGGGCCATTGTTGAATCATTCTGTCAGCAGCGCTTTCCAAGTATCAGAGCCGATGATCCCATCGGCAGACAGTTTATGCTGGTCCTGAAAGCTCTTCACGGATTTCTCCGTTGTCGGGCCGAAATCACCGTCAGCAATTTCTCGGCCACCAGAGAAGGAGCCCCCGCAGGCATAACCCTTGGAGATCAGCAGCGTCTGCGCATTCTTCACCGCGCTGCCGGTATTGCCTCTTTTAAGGAGAGGTGCTTTCACATCGCAGGTTTTCAGCGCAGGCTCAGGAGCAGGTGATGTGATCGGCGCGGCAGTTGCCCCATCCGCATCACTGTAGAGCGGATGCCCGTACCCGGCGATATAGCTGCTGGACCGATTGTAGGTGTTCTTCTTTACCTGATCGGAGCTGTTGCCCTCCACCGTCACGATGGAAGAAGCGTTCACCTCTACCACAATACCGGTGTGGCCGATCTCGCCTCCGGTCTGGAAGAATACCTGATCTCCGACTTGCGGGTTCTTGTCGTAGCGACCTTTCTGCCGATAGTACTGCGCTGAGTAGATGCAGCCAGCTCCAAGATCACCCGTTTGGCACTGGATGCGCTGGCCTTCGACGGCACCATAGGCTTTGAAGAAGCACCAGTCTACAAAGACATCACACCAAGCGTAGCCATTCTTATTGCCGTTGTAGTAGCCAGCGGCAGCCAGGTCGCGTGCGTATTTGGTCCAGTTGCCTGATCCCGCGTTGGCAGTTTTGTCGTCGAGAGAGGCATTGGATGCCTTCTCCCGATAACCGACCTCCGCCAGCGCAATGGAAACAATGTCACTCGCTTTACTCATGATCGCCACCGTCCTTTTCTGCTCGGTCATGGAGCTGTTCCAATACAGCCTTCAGTTTCTCCGGGATTGGCAGGCCCAGGTGCGCGGCGTTCTCCACAAGGCTGACTCCCTCGTTGGAGATGTAGAAAAAGATCACCGCCGTGCGCAGCACACTGCCGGAACCGATCACCTGCGTATCGAGGATGTGACCGATTCCGACCAGCAGGAAGATGAGCACCTTTTTGAAAATGCCCTTAAATCCGATCTCGCTGGAAAGGTTGTGGTCACTCACGGCACAAGCTACGCCTGTCACGTAATCTACTATCACGAAGGCGACCAGCGCATACAGCAGGCCATCACAGCCGCCGAGGAACCAGCCAAGCCAGCCACCGACAGCCGTGAAGATAAGTTGAATTGAATTCCAGAACTCTTTCATAATTCTCAAGTCCTCCTCTTTGAATAATTAAAGCGCCAGCCCGGAGGCTGACGCTTGTTTACGGTTATGCGTTTGGATCGGGTACATCCACGACCATGTAGTTCACAGCAAGAGCCTGATACGGCTGGCCGCCTGTCTGCGGGAATGGATTGTAGCTATAAACATCGGAGCCAAAGCCGATACACAGGTCAGATGCCCACGGCGTGGTGAGCGCCTCGTCCTCCTGAATCTCGCCTTCATTGGCAACGATATAGAAGATGTTGTTGCCGGAGCAGTTCTCCCAGAAATACTGGTGCGGATAGAATTCCCGGTACATCGTGTACTCGGACGGGATTCTCACACCCTGACTGACTCCCGGAGCCGGATCAGTGAACTGGTAGATATACTTTTCCCTGTTCACCCACGGCGTGATGTCCATCAGGGCAAAGCGGACGCTGCCGGAACCGCTGTAGTTGCAGTTTCCGGCGCAGAGCACGATGTTCAGGGACATATTGCCGAATACGCTGCTCTTCTTGGAATTGATGCGCTGCAGCATCTTGTTCGGGATGTTCATGACCGTTCGGATGCTTGCCAGCGACTCTTCAAAGGTGGTCGGGAGAAGCTGGATCGCTTTGACCGTAGGTACTGCCTTCTTCTTTACGGTAATAGCGAAGGAGGTCGTCGCGGAGCTTGCCGCACTCGGCGCGTAGGTGACATTGACCGTATCGGTGCCGTATACAGCCGGAGTGCCCGGAGCAGGATCATAGGTGCAGGCGTCTGTGATGATTCTGGAGCTGCCATCCTCGAAGTAGGCCGTGATGACCAGACCGCCATAATCATACGGATCTTCCTCGGAGAATTCCGTATCCGTAGGCATGGAGGTCACTTCAATGTAGTCAAGCACAAGCACGTTCAAGTCGAAGCTGGCGTCCTTCGTGACATCGTTGTGCGTATAGGAGACCGTGACCGGAATGGTACCATCGGTGTCGGAAACGGTGCCCTCCGCAGGAACGATGCTGCAGAGCTCCGTCACTTCTTCGCTGGTTTCATTGTTGTAGTAGGCCGTCACGATCAGGCCGTCATAGTCGTAAGCCTCACCGAGCACATAGTCGGTCTTGCTGGGCGGCAGGGTGATTTCGATGTACTCCAGCGTCTTTTCCTCAACGGTAATGCTGAAGCCGTCCCGGTACTGATTGCCGTCCTCGTCGGTATAGGTCGCCACACAGGGAATCTCGCCGACTGTCTCCAGAAGCGAATAATCCTCCGGTGAAAAAGTGCAGAGGCCGGTGATGTCCTCTGTGCTGCCGTCCTGATACAGCGCCATAACCACGATTCCGGTGTAGTCCATATAGGTGTCCTCAATGTAATCCCGCGTCTCCGGCAGGGTGGCGATGTAGATATACCGGAGCTTCTTTTCCAGCTCGGCAGCCAGTCCCTGTCCCATGAGATAGCCACGGGCTTCACCAGCGCGGATGTCCATCTTGGCCTTGTCCATCCTGATCCAGACCTGGAAATCGCCGTCCAACGTATCTTCCGACACATCCCAGAAATACTGCAGGTGGAGTAAGTGCGTTCCAGCTGTCTCATTGTCGACCGGATGGTACTCCGTGACTTCTTCGCCGTTGATGTAGTAGGTAACCGTGATAACTGCTTCTTCCGGGATTTCCACCACAGGCGTTGGATCGTCGTCTTCGGACGGTTCCTCCGGATCATCGCCTTCACCGCCACTTTCACCACCGGACTCTTCACCGCCACCTTCACCGCTTTCGCCTCCGGATTCCTCGCCAGAGTTGGCTTCCGGCTCCTCCGGGTCAGGATCGGGATCAGGGTCCGGGTCGGGCTGCGGATCAGGATCAGGTTGTGGGTCGGGCTCCGGTTCCGGCTCTGGCTCCGGTTCCGGCTTTGGTGTCAGCGTGATCTGGTGCATGATTTCTCCGTGAAAGACAACGGAGGCACCTTCACGCGCTGTATAATCCAGATCGACGACCATGCGGCCACGACCATCTTCGACCAGAACATCCGTCACGCTGACGAAGAAATAGAACTGGATCGCCGTCTCACTGATGGTAGAAAGCAGGCCGGAGATGTCCTTGTCGGATTTCGACTTCGCGCTGGCATAAGCCGGGTCTTCACCAGCTCCCTGCATCTCGTATTTATCATTGAAGTTGAACACGTACTTGGTGATGCAGGAAAGGCTCCCGTCCGCGAGACCGTCTGTAAAGCGAAGGCAATCTCCCAGATCGTAAGCCGGGTTTCCGATGGCCGTCAC